GGAGGGGATGTTGAACCACTTGGAGGAGCTCAGACAGCGCCCGTTTCCTGGACGCCTGCGGCCCGGGAACACTGGGCAAACATCCCTCCAGAAGCCCAAGCTGAAATTAACCGGCGTGAACGGGATATCAGCCAAGGACTTCAGCAAGCCTCTGGACACAAACGGGTGGCTGAAGAATACTTTCAAGTTATAGCCCCCTTCAAGCAGTACATTCAAGCGGCTGGTTCTACACCATCGCAGGCGGTAACTGAGCTAATGACTACTGCGGCTCAGTTGACGATGGGCTCCCCCTCTAAGAAGGCGCAGGTAGTTCAGAACATTATCGCTGAGTATGGGGTAGATATCCATATGTTGGATGAGCTATTGGCTGGTCAGCCTGTGCAGGATGACCCTAATGCTCCCCTGCTGGCCTCTATTGATCAAAGGCTAGCCCCCATAAATGAGTTCATGGGGGGTGTTCACCAGCAACGCCAGACTGCTCAGGCTGAAGTTACTACTGAAGCTGCAACTGAATTAGCAGCCTTTCAGGAAAGCCACAGTGAGTATTACGAAGACCTACGGGAAGACATGGCTGACCTGTTAGAAATGGCAGCGAACCGTAACAGGTCTATGACAATGGAACAGGCATATGAACAGGCAGCGAACGCCCATCCCCAAATTGGACCTATACTTCAGCAGCGAAAAGCAGCGGAGGCAGGACAACTATCGCCTGACGCTGCTGCAAAGAAGCGTGCAGCAGCCTCAAGCATCCGAGGAACTCCTAATGCCGGAGGAGCCGGTGGTGGTGGGGACCAAAGTACCCGCGAGTTGATGAGTGAGTTGTGGGATGATGCAGAGAGCGATGTAGGGCACGGATAACTTGTAATTCGCACCATTTTTTGCTACCCTGAATGGGAACTAGGAACTCCCAGCCATTAGCGCAGATTCCCCAAGTTGGCAGAAATGAACTTTCACTTAACGCCATGGAGGAATCACAATGGCATTCCCTAATATCAGTGATATTATTGCTACGACCATTGACAGTCGTACGCGGAAAATTGCTGACAACGTAACCGCGAACAATGCCCTGCTGAGTAAGCTCAGTATGAAAGGCAAGATCAAACCCGCCTCTGGTGGTGTAAAGATTTTGCAGGAGCTCAGTTTTGCTGAAAATGCAAATCAGGGCTGGTATAGCGGCTACGACCTTCTGCCTGTTGGTGTGTCGGACGTGCTCAGTGCTGCTGAATACGATTGGAAACAGGCAGCGGTCCCCGTTGTCATCTCTGGCCTGGAGATGTTGCAAAATTCAGGCAGGGAGCGCATGATCGACCTCATGGAAGGTCGGTTGGGCGTAGCAGAATCAACCATCGCAAACCTTATCTCGGACGGCCTGTACTCTGACGGTACTGGCTCCGGTGGTAAGGAAATCACCGGCCTTGATGCGGCAGTACCAGTTGACCCGACTACGGGGACATACGGCGGCATCGATCGGGCTACATGGACATTTTGGCGCTCCCAGTTTATCACTGCCACGACCACGGCAGCGAATATTCAGACGCAAATGAACACTCTCTGGTCATCCCAGGTTCGCGGATCAGATCGGCCAGACTTACTCCTGATGGACAACCTCTTCTGGGGTCTCTATGTTGCCAGCCTTCAGGCACAACAGCGATTCAACTCCCCGGAAGTGGGCAACCTCGGGTTCCCTACCCTCAAGTTCATGGACGCTGACGTAGTTCTGGACGGTGGCATCGGCGGTTTCGTCCCCGATAGCACAATGTTCTCGCTTAATTGCGATTACATCTTCTACCGCCCTCACAGCGACCGGAACATGGTTTCGCTTTCTCCGAACCGACGGTACAGCACTAACCAAGACGCAGAAGTGCAGATCTTGGCATGGGCTGGCAACCTGACGTCATCGGGCTCGCGTTATCAGGGTCGTATCAACGGCGCGTAAGGGCTAACGCTTCAGTCGGCCTTCGGGCCGGCTCTTTTTCCCGAAAGGAGGGAATAGAAATGACTGGAATTGCAAGTCCAGAAGGCCGTATCGGTGCTCTGAACGACGACGACCGGAGGCTGTTGGATGCAGACGGAGGGGTGGATGGTTTTATTTCACCCAACTTCGAGCTGAATACACAGGTGAAGGGCGTGGACGGGTTCATGTATCGGTATGTCCAGGCAGGCGCGGCGATCCCCGCTTCCAATGCTGACGGTTCGGTTGACGCCGCTGGTCAGCTGACGGATGGCGCGGGAACGTATGTGAACACAGCAGCATTCCTTGACAACGAGTACGGCTGGGTTCGCAACGCTGTTATCACAGCAGACGCGACCTAAAGAACGGAGACGGGGGAGGTCGCTCCTCCCCCAACTCTTATGCCTACTATCAACGGTACAGAATACACCGACGACGGAAGGATGGAGATCCATAACGAGGCTCTTCCCTACGTCCCAGCCGTCGACGATGTTTACATCAATGGCACTTTGCACCACGGCGATCATGGTCACATGATCGTATCAGGTAGTGCATTTGAAGGTGCCACTGATGTATTCATTAACGGATACAGACACACTCAATTTGGTGTTCGTTACATTCAACTTGGTCCAGCAGTAGTCCCCGGATGGGTGGAAGGCTTTTCAGTTGAAGCCACCCCTGCGGGAGCTGGGCGGATGCCTATTGAAGCAGCCGCAGCAGTGACGTCAAGCCGAGGGGCTGGGCGAATAGCTACTGGTGAAGTTTGTGTGAGTGTGATCCCATAATAAGGAGAACAAAGTGTTAGAAGCTGATTACGACATTACCGAACAAGCGATGCTAGGCGAAGGTAACAGCGCCCGATTCGCTCATGACGACAAGTTGTTTGTCGTCTTCTTTAACCATCCTCGTAAGGATGAGGAAAAGACACTGGCTGAAGGGCGACCCATGTTTAACGAGGAAGCCTATGTCCGCATCATAGTGCCGGGGGATAAGGATAGTATCATTATCCGGCCAGCCCGTGATATGGACAAGCAGCGGTTCGCCAAGCAGTTCGCTGCATTTGAAGCAGGTGAAGGTGAAGTGCATGAGGGTACGCCCTTGCGAGCATGGCCTATGATCACTCGCTCACAGGTGGAGGAGCTCAAGTTTTTCAGCATCTACACTGTTGAGCAACTGTCTGAACTTGCCGATGTGCATGTTCAGAAGTTCATGGGTGTGGGCGCATTGAAGGAACAGGCGAAGGCGTACATACAGGCAGCGAAGGACGCTGCTCCTCTGGTTCAGATGAATGCCGCACTGGAAGAGCGCGACCATGAGATCGCTGCTCAGGCACAGGCTATTGCAGAGCTGATGGAAAAGGTAGCAGCTTTGGAGACTAAACCAAGAAAGAAAAAGGCGAGCTAAATGGCAGCGATCACTCGGTATATCACAGCGCAGGATATCATTAATCGTGCAGCGGTTGAAGTTGGCATTGAGCCTAGTACCGATGTGTTCGCTGAGACCAACCCTAGCTTCGTACAGTTGCGCAACTTGATCACAACTTGTGGTCAAGACCTTGCCGAAACTTATCCGTGGGAGATCCTCCGCAGGGAGCACACGATAGTCACTGCCGTCCCGCCAGACACTGGTGTCTATGATCTCCCTACGGATTTTAACTACATGATTGATCAGACAGGCTGGGAGCGCTCGGAAAATGTACCTCTGGGCGGCCCCCTGTCTCCTCAACAGTGGTCATACCTCATGGGCCGGGACTTGGTGAGCTACACGATCTATGCCAGCTTCCGTATCATGGAAAACAAGTTTCAAATTTTCCCACAACCACCACCAGATGGACTTGATATTCATTTTGAGTACATCTCACGGGGATGGGTAGACTCGGGGTCTAGCCCCGGGACTTTTTGCGATACAGTGACAGAAAATGGTGACACTGTATTATTCAAGCCTATCTTAATTGTTCAGTACCTCCGGTTTAAGTTCCTTGACTCCAAGGGCTTCGCTACAGCATCAGCTCTGGGGGCATTTGAGAAGGCTTTGCTTGACGCTACGGGCGGAAACAAGGGAGCACCTATGCTCAACGCAGGTGCTCGTGCTGCTGGCATCCACTACCTTGACTTCCGCAATATTCCGAATACGAATTACGGCGGACCATAATGCTCCAGCCTCAGGAACAGGCCACTCAGCCGTTCACCTTCCCGGCTCCCACTGGTGGGATCAACTCCATCATGAACCTGTACGGGATGGACCCTCGGGACTGCATTGTATCAATCAATATTGATGCTACGACCTATGGGCTGAAGGTACGACCGGGCTATAATGAGTATGCCAATGGGTTCGCTGGCGGCGCAGCTATTCAGACAATCATTCCCTACACAGGTTCATTAGATAATGGAA